CCTCGGAGGTAGCTTATGATTTTATTAGATTATTTCGTTCGTCTGCCGTCCTTGGCGGCTTATACTGCCTATGATAAGGCTACGGCTTTATATTTTAACTGGTCGCAAATATTCAACGGTTGGGGTATACACTTATTTGTCGGCAAATTCGGTGCAGGAAAAACTTCTCTCATGGTCGCCGAAGCTTATGAACTCTGTCGCAAATATCCGCAACTTCATATCTTGACAAATATCAATATCAAAAACTTCCCCGACTATACTGAGATACTTCCCTTGAACACTGCACAAGATATCCTCAACGCCCCTAAAAACACGCTTGTTTTGATAGACGAGATAGGCACTATATTCAATAGCCGTGACTTCTCGGGCGGTAAATGTGCCGTTCCTAAACCTCTATTTCAGCATTTGTGCCAATGCCGTAAACGGCGTATGATGATATATGCAACAGTGCAGAGATTTAACCTTTTAGACAAACAAATAAGAGATATTACCGCAGATGTGACCGCCTGTCATACGCATTTCAAACACCCATTTTGCCGTATACAGACAGGTTACACATATGACATTGAAGAATACGAACTCTATGCGGAAAATAAGGCTTATACACCTGCACAGATGTACAATAGAACGTATCTACAGACAAATAAACGCCGTCAACTCTACGATACATCACAGCTTGTCACGAATATGTTACAAAAAGAGTATTTGTCTGATGAAGAAATACTCGCCAATCGTGAGGGCATAGAGCCTAACACACAGCCACTTGACCGAAAGCAAAAGAAAACTATACGCAAGCGGAAAAATGCTTGGTAATGAAACAACTCGCAGTGGTTGCCGTGAGGCTCACTGCGAGTTGTTGTTGTCTTTGTTGTAATTATTGCCCTGACTAAATCTATTAATCAGTATCATATTAGTGTCTAACAAGTTCTTGTTCATCATTTCAAGTCGCTTGTTGGTTTCCTGTAATTCTTTATAGGTCTTTTCCGTGTTTCCTGCTGTGCATATAATCGCAACAAACAATATTATGTTGATTATGATAGCAACTATTGCTATCACAACAGCCGTTGCAACTGCTGTTTCACTCATTTCAATTAAGCCCATGTTCTCACCCCTCGTCCGTATGTGTCTTTATTACAATGTGACTGTCCTCTGCTGATTTTATCTCCTGTCTGACAGCATATTTCAAATATCCTGCCTTTGACATTCCGAGTTCTGCGGCTCTGTCCTCTATCATTTTGTTAAACCCTTTAGGTGCTTTAAATTGCACTTTCTCTGTGTTTTCCTTATCCCATTTATCACGGGCTTTTCTTTGTGCCTCTGATACCGCCATTAAATCACCACCTTGCTATTATTATACATCATAATTTAGTAAATGTCAACAATTATTTCTACGGTATCCCGTAACAGTTTCTTTACAAATAGTTTACTCTATATATGTATATTTATACGGTGTCCCGTAGTATAATATATACAGACAAAGGGAAAGCGGATAACCCATAAACCGCAGAAAGGGTGTTTAAAATGAAAAAACTTGTACTATATCGTGTTAAATTTTATATTAAAAAATTCGGTGAACATCATTATTTTTACTATTGCTACGCTCATAATGCTAAAGAAGCTCGCTCATTTGCTGAAAATGCTTGGTATTCTTATAATACGTCACATATGTTTCGTATAGCTGTTTCTCGTGATAATGTTCGCTTACTTGTTTGCAATCTTTGTACATTCTATCGTTTTTTTGAATTTTAACAGCTCTAGGGGGTTGACTGTTTCAGCCCCACCCCACAAATTTAAACGAAATGAGGTGATAGTATGTTGACAACTTTTATTTTAGGTTTCGGCGTTCCTTGGTTAATATTTTTTCTTTTTTGGAAAGATGATGATGATTAAATCTCGAAACTTTGATATGGAGAACAACTTCCCCTTTGTCAATACCTACTTATGTCCTTCTCAATCAAACCCCGCTCCTGCGGGGCGGTCGGTCTGCGACCGTTTCAGACGGCGTAGCCGTCGGAGCCGTCGGCTCTGGAGATTTTCGGCTTGCGAACTTTCGACTTAGACAAAGGTAAAGAGCCGAAAACTGCACGAATGTGCAGCTCTTTCACTTGTTGGGTTTTTCTTTTGGAATCTCTCAACCTCTCGGACGAAGTCGGGGTATAGTATTACCCCCGACTTCTGATACATGATACAAAGCAGTTCAAACAGCGTAAATGCGTGTTTCCCTATGTCACAAAATTTTGTGACAACTTCTGATACAAAATAAGGTGGTGTTTCTATATATGGCGGAATTTAATTGCCGCTCTGCGTTCTGCGTTATAAACAACCCTCGCTACGATATTACATACAAGCACAATGAAGAGGGTGAGATAATCAAAGACGAGAACGGCAAGGCGGTTATATTAAAGCAAGAGCCTACGGAGTATCATTCATTGACAGAACAGCAGATATGTGATGATGTTCTTAATAAGTGGGTCGGTGATGATGATAAGCGAACAGGAGCGGTTTTATTCTGTGTGTCCGCCCTCGGTCTTGAACACTTACATTGTGTGTTTGAGAGTGAAAAGACGTTCCGTCCGCTGTCTGCTTTGAAAAAGCTTTTTCCTAAAGTACATATTGAGATAACCAAAGGAAACAAAAAGCAAGTCGAGGATTATATAAACAAGGTCGGCAAGTTCGAGGAAAAGGGCGAAAAGATAATCGCAAAATCGCAGGTTGGTGAGATAAAAGGCTGTCAAGGCAAGCGTAATGATTTGATTTCTATGTCTGATATCCGTGACTTGATTTACAGCGGACAAACTCCAAACGATATATATAGGCAATATCCGCAGGCTATCAAGTCCAAAACTGCAACAGAAGAACTATTCTATTTGTATCGTAAGGACAACACACCGCCCGAACGTGATGTTAAAGTGCATTGGCTGTTTGGCGGTACTGGGTGCGGAAAATCTTACACATACATTGAGTTATGTGAAAAGCATGGAGATGTAAACATTTATCGTGTGACCGACTATGACCACCCTTTTGACGGCTACCAAGGAGAACCGATATTAATACTTGACGAGTTCCGAGGGCGTATCTCATACAGTTATTTGCTCACGTTGCTTGACAAGTACCGCTCGCAAGTGTCGGCACGTTATAGCAATAAAATGACGTTGTGGACGGAAGTATATATAACTTCGCCGTTTCTGCCTACAGAACTATATCAGAAAACCGCTGAACGTAATGACGGCATAGACAAGCTCGAACAGCTTACAAGGCGTATTGATGATATAGTGTATTGTTTCAAATATACCGCCGAGAACAATAGCGGTACATTTTATTGTAAATACAACATTGATTTTGACCTGCATTGTGATAGCTACGCTATCCGTGAACAGTGTTCACACGTTCGTCATGAGGTTTCACAAATGGGATTGTTCACACTTATGGACGGCTTAACGTCAAAATTTGTTGAAAATAAAAACAAAAAAATCGGCTGATTTTACAAAGCCGACAACATATATTATAATCATTTCAGGAGGTACACCATGAAGCAAAAAGAAATTTGCAAGGAAGAAATCAACCTGTTCTATTTGTGGCTCTGTGGCACGATAGGCAAGGAGAAAGGAGAGGATAAAAGGATTGTGTATCTGTGCTGTCCTGCTGAGCGTGATACGCTCCTCAGGCTGTTTCTTGAAGAATACAACGCACAGCACCGCTACAGTGCATTTAAAAAGGCTTTCAAGCCTACCACACGCATTATTACAACAAAAAGAGTGTAGCCATTATAAGCCCATGTACGCCAATACATGGAATGACTACACCCAAATAACACCCACGCAAAAGGAGTTATTACCATGAAATTTAAAGAATTTTATTACAAGGACTTTCGCCCCTCATATCTTGAGGGCGTTGTCCGTTACCCTGAGCAAACTGATTATGTTATAGAGCAGAATTGCAAGCCGATAAACAGCAAAGACCTTTCCGAAATCGGTCTTTCTGACCTTAACAACCTTATCAAGATATGTGATGATACATATTGCATTGACAGAGTGAAAAAGCTCCGCAGTGTCCTAAAGCGTATCATGCGTTATGCGTATGCCTGCCGTTACACGTCCATTGACTTATCAGCCTTTGAACTTAGGCGGTGCAGAAAACGCCCTGAAACAGTGCAACAGCTATCATTTACGGCAGAACAAGCCGCCTTTCTGACTTCTGGTGACAGCACAATAATTAAGATGTTCCGTTTTGAGTGCTTGACAGGTTTACGCCGTGAAGAAATACTCGCCTTGCGTTGGGAGAACGTTGACCTACCTCACCGCCGTATCTTTGTTTGTCAAACTGTGGTTGTGCTTAAAGGCTGTGCAAGGCTTGTTGACGATACCAAAAACCACAAGTTCCGCTATGTGGAGTTAAATGAAAGTGCTTACAAACTGTTGCTTTCTGTTCCTCAGACTTGCGATTTTGTGTTTGGCAATCCACGTTCAAAGAACTTTCTCAGCCCTCGCCGTTACCACGAGGAGTATAACACAATGTTCATTCGCAAGAATGAGGAGTGGAAAAAGACCCACGCTGACGGCTTGCCACACCTCACACCGCACAAATTCCGTCACACGTTCGCAAGTCTGCTGACCGCTAACGGAGCGGATGTCAAGACAGTTGCCGACTTACTCGGTCACACAAAGCTTGACACCACAAACATTTATTTGCATAGTTATGATGATTTACGCCGTCAGGCGGTCGATAAGATACAATTAGATAATTAATTTAACAACCGCTCTTCGGGCTTTTGGTCGGAGTGACCTGATTTGAACAGGCGACCTCTACCACCCCAAGGTAGCGCGCTACCAATCTGCGCCACACCCCGATATCGTATATATTATACCCGATTTGGATACAATAGTCAAGAGTTTTCAGTCAAAATAAAAAAATTGCAAAAAAGGTATTGACATTCACTTTCATTTGTGATATAATAAATAAGCACTCAGGAGAGAGCAGTAAAAAACAGTAGAATATCGCGGGATGGAGCAGTTCGGTAGCTCGTCGGGCTCATAACCCGAAGGTCGTTGGTTCAAATCCAGCTCCCGCAACCAAAAGAAAAAGGCTGTTGCATTTGCGACAGCCTTTTATTTATTCTTATTCTCTTACCATTTCGTAAACTTGAATTTTAGAACCAGGAAACTCTTTACAATGCTGTTTGCAAATCTGTTTTGCCTCATTCAAGTCATATGCAAAGCCTATTTCAATATTATGATAAGGGTCTGTAACGTCATAGACTAAGTAGAATTTTTCTCCAACATCAATGTAATTAATAACGCTGCCATTCTTATTTTTTTTCATTTTTCATTTCTCCTTGACAATTATCATTTAATGTGTTATACTCGGATTTACAAAGCGGAGGATATCCGAGTTTGTGTGTGAATATGTAGTCGGTGTGTTTTGACGGATTACCGACTACATTTTTTTATGCCTCTTCAAGCATTTGTTTGAGTTCATTAATCAGCTTTGATAAAGCTTCATATTCGCAATCAGCATGAATGTTCTGAGCCTTGTCTATTATGATTCTAAGCTGTTCACGCTTTGCATACTTTATCGCAAGTTCTGTAGCTGTAGGCATATTCTGCATTATCCTCACTCCTTTCAATTTCCTCCGCTGTGAAAGTTCCCTTTATCTCTTTCACTATATATATTATAGCATATCGGGTACAATATATCAATTGATAAAATAAACAAATATATAGGGTACATATTGTGCATTATGTATATTGTACACATATATAAAATGTAGTATAATATCAGTAAAGGCGGTGATATTATGGCATATTCAGAAGCACAAAAAAAAGCAACTGCAAAGTACATGAAAAATAAGCTTGACGATATCAAGGTGCGAGTGCCAAAGGGCAAGCGTGAAGTCTACAAAGCCCATGCAGAACGGCAAGGCAAGAGCCTGAACGCCCTTATAATTGAACTACTGGAAAAAGATATGCAGGAGCATTAAGCCCCTGCATTTTTTTATTAATCATTTTCCTGCTGTTTTGCATAATCTCTCATAAATTGAGGGGCGGAACAATTTTCACAAACAGTTGAATCCGTAAAATGATAAACACATTCATCACAGTAACCATAACAGCCGCACTCAAAAAAACCGCATTTCTTATTATCACACTTACCGAAATCAGTATTTTCCTTGCACCAAAAATTAAACTCTTTCATTTTCAACATTCCTTTCAAAATTCTCAATAATCATTTCAAGAACATAGCTCACATAAAGCAGAAACACCCCTGAATAAGCCGTAAGTGCTACCCTCATAAGTTATCACCCTTATAAGGTGAAAGCTTATAGCCTATCGTTTTCGACATCTGAGCTTTATTCTCAGCAGATACATGAGTATATGTATCAGCCGTAAGCTTGTATGTACTGTGACCGAGCCACTCCGAAACCTCTTTCATACTGAAACCGCTATTAAGCATAAGCGTTGCATTGCTATGTCTAAGGTCATGTATACGAATTTTCGGTAAATCATTCTTGCGGAGCAAGTCTTGAAAGGCGTGCAGTACATAATCATAGTGAAGCGGTACACCCTCAGCGTTAACGCAAACATAATTCCTTGCCTTGCACAGTGGAGCTTGTCTGCCATAAAGCTTTTGCAAATAATCAAGCTGCTCATTACTAAGAGGAAATTCACGGCGAGATTTTACAGTTTTCATTCTCTTGTTTTGACTTTCGACCCAATGCCCTGACTTATAGTCTTTTATCCTAGTTCTTGTTTCACGGATATAAAGACAACGCCCGAGGAAGTCAACATTATCCCAACGCAAACCAAGTATCTCGGACTTGCGAAGTCCAAACCACACAGCGAGATACACAAAGCTTTCTATCTGAGTACCATAAGCCGCACGCAGGAGCTTCAAGAGCTGTTCTTCTGTATAGTATGACATTTCATTTTCAACCTTTCTAGGAAGCGAAAAAGCCGTGTAAGGGTTTTTGCTTATAAAATCGTTCTTATATGCGTAATTCAGACACGCACGCATGACTTCATGATGTTTACGGAGCGTATTCACAGAAAGCCTTGTATCATGCAGTATGTGCCTTTGATAGCCCTCTATGTGCATAGGCTTAACGTCAATAAGCTTAAGTCCTTTGCTCTTGAAATAAGGGTAAAGGTATTTTGTAATGATACCTACATAGCCATCATAAGTTGACGGAGATTTTCTGTAACACGTTTCATTATTCCATACTATGATATAGTCACAGAACAATATTTTATCCGTGTCAATGTTTTCAATGCTCATTATCATTTTGCCAAGGTCCTTTCCTGATGATAGTTGTTATAGATTTTTACCTTTGTCACGTTATCAAGCTGATGAAAGACGGCTCTTGAAAGTCTGTGCTTGCGGAGATATTCAAGGAAACTTTTTGATTCAGTTGCAGGCGAAGTATTACGT